CGATGCATAGCGATTCAAACAGGTGCTGGGGCAGGCCTTTTTCCATGTCGTCTGCCAGTTCTGCCTCTTTCTCTTCACGGGCGATCTGCTGGTAGTGACGCGCCCAGCTCTGAGCCTCAAGACGATCCTGAATGTAATAAGCGTTCATGGCTGAACTCCTGAAAATGGCTGTGAAAATATCGCCCGCGAAATGCCAGGCTGATTAGGAAAACAGGAAAGGGGATTAGTGATTGAGGCCGTTACCGCGTCCGTCGAGAAAAACTTCCACGAGCAAGTCACGGGTATAAGTGCGCTCAATGCCGCGATGCAGATAAAGTCGTCCGCGTAAATTAGCTGATGCAGTCCAGGTACCATCTTTGCGTTTGACCAGCATTCCTGGCATGACCGCACCGCGATTAACGGTCTGCGTTCCGTAATGTTGATGAACCATAAAAACTCCTGCCCGTAAGCTGGGCTGCTGAACATATAAAGACTTCTGCGCGTATTCAGGCGGTGGATGGCCGCCGGTTGTCATAACTAAGCCGCCTCGTTGAAGCGACTAAGGTATGAAATGTTGAGTTGATTTCAGCTGGTCACACCGACGTTCACGCGTCCGTTTCATCCCTCGCACTCCCCGAAGCCTGCTGAAATTCAAGCTGCGGATCTAAGCGGTCATCGCAACGGTGAATCAGGTGGTTGCCGTATCGTTGTGTTGTTGCGATATGGTGATAATAGCTATTGCTATTGGTGATATCAATACTTATTGCTATTAGTTGATGTGTTTTGATATTAAATGTTTGATAGCAAAAAGAATTAATTTTGTGACTTGCATCGCATAGCGATAACTGAAGTGAGGTCGTGGTGGTTTTTTGAACGGTGTGTGATGAGGGGAGGGGACAAAAGAAAACCCGGCACGGTAGCCGGGAGTTATATTTGAATTTAATCTAATGAAGGTATGTCTGATTTATTGAATTTAAAGAATGGTATAGCTATTGTAGTAATTCCCATTCTGGATGTGCTGTTTTGAACATACTCTCGCCAAAAAGGCCATACATTAAAACCTACATTTTGCTTAGCAAATTCTTCTAACTCTTCTTTAGATAATTCTCTTTTTGAGCGATATATCGCCTCAAAAATTGCTTCTATAGAAAAAATTGTATCAACATCATTTTCGTCTTTAGATGTTTCTTCGGATTTTGCAATAAATCTAAGCCCAACTGAGTAGTGAAAAGAGTAATATAGCTCATTTTTTAATGAGTCATCGTCACTTACTAATTCAATAGCTTCGATTTTTTTTATCTTACGAAATGATTGTGTTTGCTTATTTATGCTGTTGAAGTTAAAGCTATTATACCCTTCAGAAAAAGCAAAGTTAGATTCTCTGATATTGATATGCATTATTGATAATGCGTCTATTGCTGATCTAAGAAGTTCATTCATCATGCTACCCGCTTAGCAACAGTTTTTATCTTTATTGATGTTTGATTCATTTTTGTTTGGGCTGGTGATTTGCTGTCAAATCCCTGATCATCGTTTTCAAATTGTGCTTTTGCTTCAGATTTCCATATAGGTAAAGATTTAGATGATGAGACTGTTCTTTCAACTTTGATTTCGCCAGATAATTCCCGTAACCTTTTGAATGCATCAGGAACTTCTGCTGCTAAACGCATCAGTTTATCCATTGCTTCTGATTGAATGACATCATCAGATTCATACTTGGAAAATGCCTTAGGCCCCCCACCAAATATAGAGGATGCCTTTTGCTGGGTTATCATCCATACTTCAGTTCTAATTTTTTTTAATTCTTTTCCTGTTAAAAGTCCATCGATAGACTTTTTGTATTCATTGAAAATTCGTTTGTTTTCTCGTAAATCGACTGGTGTGGCAGTTTCCGAACCACATTGATCACACACAGAAAACCTTATTGGGAGATTTTTTGTTTCCCCTTTATAAGTAACATCATCATACTCCATCTCCACGGTGAGATGACCTACACCACAAACTGGACATATGTTGTTGTTTCTCATATAAAAATCCTCATTTATCATCACTCAATTAGAGAGATGAAGAGATACTGTAAGCACTACATTGCCAGTAATGTTTACAAAAAATTTAATGTAGAACTCGTTATTAAGTTCTTTATGCATAGCTTGGCACCAAAATGAGTGCTCAAAGCTATAAGCATCACAAGCTGCCCATACACCTGGTTTACTGCCTTGACACCATTCTGAACCTAGAAATCTCCCTTTAGTGACTGCTTTTATCACCATAGATTTGATGTCATCTGCATCTAAAGAAAGCGATTGAACATCCCTGATACACCGTTTAGTCCAAGGCAGTGTGTCACATTCATCAATCAAATCAATGATATCTAAATAAAGCGGACCACCTTGAATCTTTCTGTCCTCGCCATCACGGGGAGGAGTTCCCACATATCTGCTAAGAATCATACTTGTTACCATTATGGTAAGTCTAGTCTAAAAGCACTCGCATATTGTTTTTTTGTGCTGTATGTAAGTTACTCGTCGATCTGCAACTGTGAGTCTGGATAGCTTACAAAATAGAGTTGACACGTCCTTCACTACCCATGCTTCCTATACGTCTGCGGCATGCTTCCGATGACTTTCCCGAAGATGAATACCCGGTTCATCTCGTCTTTCTCGATCGGGTCCCACGGTGAGTAGCTCTTGTTATCAGAGATAACCAGCAGCTTATCCTTCATCATTTGCAGGCGCTTTACATGGGCTGTGTCGTCATACAGAAACGCATAGATACCATCACCGTCGAAAGATTTAACCGTGATATCAACGAACAGAAGATCACCTGGTTCGATCGTTCCTGACATGCTGTCACCACGCACGTTAATGATGCGGATATTTTCCGCCTTCCTGCCATCGAACATGTGACGAGCATCGTCAAACGAGTACTCAACCGAGCGTAGAACTTCTACAAACTCACGGTTGATTACACCCGGCCCGGCACTGACTTCTATATCAAGAACGTCAATCTTGAAGTATTTTGAATGGCTGACAGCAGGCTTCCCTGATTGTTGACCGTCATTTCTCATCGGGCCTATGCCTGATGAGAGCCATTCTGTTCGAACACCCAATGCATTAGCTATTTCAACAATTTTTGTTGAGCCGCGCGCGTTGCCGCTTGTCAGTCTCCAGATTGTGGGTTGAGCTACGCCAGACGCCTTTGCAAGAGCGCCTTGAGACATTCCAGATTGTTCCATCGCTAGGTTTAAGCGATCAGCAAGAGTTTCTTTTTTCATAAGTTTTAATTTATACGCTTGCGTATTGATGGTCAAAACACGTTTTGCTATTGCTTGGATTAATACGCATTGCTATTATTCATTCATTGCAATACCAATAGGAATTGATAATGACAAATCAAACCATTCAACTCGCAATCAGTATTACAGGTAGTCAAAAACGACTGGCAGATCTATGCGGTGTAGCCCAACCCACAGTTTGGCGTTGGCTACACGGTGGCGGAATTGATGCCCGCTATGTAATGAAAATTGTCTCAGCCACTGGTGGAAAGATTAAACCAGCAGATATTCGTCCCGACCTCGCACCATTGTTTAACGCGAGTAATTCTGCCGCCTAAACTGCGGCGTTAACTGATAAGGCAATGACTATGCAACCACTTACATACCAACAGACTAGCGGATTTAGCCCGACTGCGGTGATAAATCGTTCTCAAACAAAACAGGTGCCAGGCCACGAAAAAATCCGTGATGCCGTCCGCGCCTGGTCGGCTGAAGATAATCAGGATGTCGTTGCCACACTCATTGTGAATGAGTATCGGGAGCAGGGCGGCGGCGCCATCGATTTCCCTGATGATGTCAGCCGTGCACGCCAGAAGCTGTTCCGCTTCCTCGATAACAAATTCGATTCTGAAAAATACCGAAATAACGTGCGTGAACTGACCCCGGCAATTCTAGCGGTACTACCGCTGGAATATCGCGGTTACCTGGTTGAGCAGGATAGCTTCATGGCTAGGTTGGCTGAAATGGAAAAGGAACTCAGTGAGGCAAAACAGGCAGTCATTCTCAACGCACCACGCCACCAGAAACTGAAGGAAATTAGTGAAGGTATTGTGTCGATGTTTCGTGTGGACCCGGATCTGGCTGGTCCATTGATGGCGATGGTTACCACCATGTTGGGGGCAATATGACAGGCTCAGAAATGGCGAAAGCCGGTCTGCGGGAACAGAGCCGACTTTCAGGTGCAAATCGTAACGCACTCATTGCGGGAGGAATTATGGCAAACACTGCTGAGATATTCAATTTTCCAGTGCCGGATGTGGCACAAAAGGAGCCGCGCGTGGCAGATCTCGATGATGGTTATACGCGCATTGCAAATGAGTTGCTGGAAGCTGTGATGCTGGCCGGATTAACACAGCACCAGCTTCTGGTCTTCCTGGCTGTCATGCGCAAAACATATGGCTTTAATAAAAAACTGGATTGGGTGAGCAACGAGCAACTTTCCGAGTTGACCGGGATATTGCCGCACAAGTGTTCTGCTGCAAAAAGTGTTCTGGTAAAGCGTGGGATTTTTATTCAGAGCGGGCGGAATATCGGCATTAATAATGTGGTCAGTGAATGGTCAACATTACCCGAATCAGGTAAGAAAAATAAAGTTTACCTGAAAGAGGTAAATTTACCTGAATCAGGTAAGAAAAGTTTACCCAAATCAGGTAAAGGCACTTACCCGAATCAGGTAAACACAAAAGACAAACTAACAAAAGACAATATAAAACCTTATTCGTCCGAGAATTCTGGCGAATACTCTGACCAGCCAGAAAACGACCTTCCTGTGGTGAAACCGGATGCTGCGATTCAGAGCGGCAGCAAGTGGGGGACAGCAGAAGACCTGACCGCCGCAGAGTGGATGTTTGACATGGTGAAGACTATCGCGCCATCAGCCAGAAAACCGAATTTTGCAGGGTGGGCTAACGATATCCGCCTGATGCGTGAACGTGACGGACGTAACCACCGCGACATGTGCGTGCTGTTCCGCTGGGCATGCCAGGACAACTTCTGGTCCGGTAACGTGCTGAGTCCGGCCAAACTCCGCGACAAGTGGACCCAACTCGAAATCAACCGTAACAAGCAACAGGCTGGCGTGACAACCGGAAAATCAAAACTCGACCTGACAAACACTGACTGGATTTACGGGGTGGATTTATGAAAAACATCGCCGCACAGATGGTTAACTTTGACCGTGAGCAGATGCGCCGGATCGCCAACAACATGCCGGAACAGTACGACGAAAAGCCGCAGGTACAGCAGGTAGCGCAGATCATCAACGGTGTGTTCAGCCAGTTACTGGCAACTTTCCCGGCGAGCCTGGCTAACCGTGACCAGAACGAACTGAACGAAATCCGCCGCCAGTGGGTTCTGGCTTTCCGGGAAAACGGGATCACCACAATGGAACAGGTTAACGCAGGAATGCGCGTAGCCCGTCGGCAGAATCGACCATTCCTGCCATCACCCGGGCAGTTTGTCGCCTGGTGCCGGGAAGAAGCATCCGTTAACGCCGGGCTGCCAAACGCCAGCGAGCTGGTTGATATGGTTTACGAGTATTGCCGGAAGCGTGGCCTTTATCCGGATGCAGAGTCTTATCCATGGAAATCAAACGCGCACTACTGGCTGGTTACCAACCTGTACCAGAACATGCGGGCCAATGCGCTGACTGACGCGGAATTACGGCGCAAGGCTGCCGATGAACTGACCTGTATGACAGCGCGAATTAACCGTGGTGAGACGATACCTGAACCAGTAAAACAACTTCCTGTTATGGGCGGTAGACCTCTAAATCGTGCACAGGCTCTGGCGAAGATCGCAGAAATCAAAGCTAAGTTTGGGCTGAAAGGAGCAAGTGTATGACGGGCAAAGAAAGATTCTTCGTTACTTGAAGAAATACAGTGTTTATTGTTCTTTTGAGATGTTGCGAAAACAGGAATTACCACGGTAAACATTTTGTAGCTGACCCATGCATTGATGAAATATTGTGGGTATTTAATAGAGCATAATTATCAAGTTGCGTAAGATGTGGAGTAATGGTATGGGCGGTGTTAGCACCGCCTTTAATTAAAGCTCAGAAAGCTGTGATAATATTTTTTCTGGAGTGGTTTCGTTGGAAATGCTAAATAATACAGCACTTTTGACTGATTCATCTCTCATTTCAATTTCACATGAATTATGGTTGTATGAGATTGCATAATTTTTTAATGTTCTTTCGCTTTGCCACCACACCATATTTGCAAGACTTCCGTTATACGTTCTTATCTCGATTGATCCGGGCAGGGCTTTCCAGATAACACCTCCTAGCAATGTAAGAGCGGCTGCACCAACATTTTTTGCATGATGGTTAGAACGTTCCATTACCCCTTCAGCATAACGATGAAGAATCTCTATGTCAGTCGCTTTGATAGTCATGTTATTTCCATGTAATTGCTGTGTGAAACGTAGTGTTAGTTAGGTGTTAGCAGAATATAGCATCAAAGTCGAAACCGGTAGAAAAAATATTGGTGATTATTTCGCTGCATTTGGAACTGGAACAACAATGATTATTAGCATGATTGCTTTTTCCAGTCATAAGAATGAGTCGTGTTAATTTTTTCTATTCAATAGGAAATTATCATGTCATCAGAATATGAACAACTACGGTGACTTCTGCGCTAAACGGGGACGTTTATGCGCACATACAATCCAAACTCTCTTCTCCCTCCACAGATGCAGAAATACACCTGCGATTTTTTGCATTCGGTGTTTTTGGCAGCCAAGAACAGGGAGTCTCTGTTTGTCTGGCGGCTAAAGGTGATATGGAAATCGTGATGTCTTAGCCTAAAGTAGTTGCAACAGTTGGAGCGATTATGGTGGTAGTAGTGATCATCGCGCCCCCCATATGCAAGGGTTGACGACATTATTTATCCGGCGCTATATTCTGTGCGTTGCCGCAAAATCGGCGCACGGGATTGGCGTCCCGGACATCAAAACGACGCATAACCGCGTTCGCGGTTTTTTTATGCGCAGTGCACGTCTACACAAAAATTATGGTGGGCTGTGTGAGGGCTTCTTCGGAAGCGCCGGATTTCGTTTTGACCGGTTACGCCAACCTTGCACAGTCCACCACCAGTCGATTGGCGTCGTCGGTGGTGATAGCTCAAATTCAAAACGAGATTATCGCTATGGTCACTCAGCTCGCATTCCGCGATGTAAAATTCACTCCTATAAATCACAACAACCAGATCTGGTTTACCAGCAAAGAATTGGCGGCAGCATTAAAATATGCCAGCACCAAAGCAGTAACCGACATCTACAACAAAAATATTGATGAGTTTACTGACGGAATGTCTCAGGTCGTCGAATCAACGACCTCAGGAAATTATCGTAAGAAGACTCGCATTTTCTCCCTCCGTGGCGCCCATCTGATCGCCATGTTCGCCCGCACTCCTGTGGCCAAAGAATTCCGCCGCTGGGTGCTGGATATTCTCGATCGAGAAATTCAACAATCCCCAATCACAAAACAATTCACTGATAACGAACTTTGCACACTTGCTTGGTTATGGCGGGCAAGTGACACAATGTTAACCGCTTGCCAAAACGTCACTCCGCTTCTTCAGGTAGCAAAACACCGCGAAGCCGGTCGCTTCACTTCAATCGAACAAGAATATCCCCGGATACTCAATAAGGCACAGGCAATCCTTGCCAGAGAAACGGCACATGTAAAATTCCGGCCGTGGCAGGATGATAAGTGGAGTCGAGTATTGACGCATTTACGTTCTGAACGGCTGTAATAAAGTTGCGGGAGAGAAATGCCGCTAGTATTTTGTAATTAATTGAATGCTGACGGTTTAATGAGAAGTCAAGAACACTACTTGTACTATAATCGTTCGATGTTAGTGAGGGTTTGATGCAAAAAAATGAAGTGATTGACCCTAAATTTGCGCGATCAGCGACAGATTGTACACCGAGATCCTGTGGGCTGGAATTTGCAGAGAAATACCGAAAATGATATCCAATATTGTTTTCAGTTCCTACATCATACCTGATAAGGGTATAATCATAAAAATTAGGATAATTCAAGTTATAATTGTATGAATAAAAACGACCTTGAAGCATTATCTGACACTAGGCTTAATGAGGCCAAATGCTTGCTTGATCATGGCTTTTTTCATGGTGCATATTATCTTTGTGGGTATGCAGTTGAATGTGCATTGAAGGCCTGTATTGCCAAGTCATTTTTACAACATGAGTTTCCAAACAAAAAAGTCGTAAATGATTCATATACTCATGATTTGTCGCAACTTCTCAAAATTGCCAACTTACATCAAATTTTGATTGCTGACGCAAAAAATGATGTTTCGTTGGAGATTAACTGGTCGGTCGTTAAAGACTGGAGCGAGCAATTTAGATACGACAATAACATAAGTAAAGCTATGGCCGAACAATTGTTTGATGCTGTAGGTGACCAAAATTCTGGAGTTTTGAAATGGGTAAAAGCACACTGGTAATCGGCAGAGAGTTGACAAAAGATATGGAATTCTCAGGTCAATTTTTGTTAAAAAAACTCAAGTTACAGAATTTAACTATTGATGCTGCAATGTGGTTTTATTACCCAGATCTATCTTGGAGATATATTTTAGTTATCAGTGACTTCTCAGAACGTGGGCCGGCAGAAATATATAGAAAAATCAGTGAGATAAATAGAAATAGCATATCAAAAAAGTATAAGCCGATACCATTAGAAGCAATTGAGGCTAAGGGGGATTCAGCTTTTGTTTATAAAATGTTAAAAGGATTTGCTAGAGTCAACGATGGTAAAGTTCGCGTTTCTAATTCTATGGTAAATGGTTTAGAAATCGTTGACTGTCTGATCTATGAGTTAAAATAAGAAATCTCTTGCTGGGTATCATTATTGTTTAAATGACTTTTGATTTTCAATAATCAACTTGTCATAATTAAGTCACCGGAGTTTGAACTCCTCCGGTGACTTCTGCGCTAAACGGGGACGTTTATGCGCACATACAATCTAAACTATCTTCTCCCGTCACAGATGCAGAAATGCACCTGCGATTTTCTTTATCCAGCGTTTGACCTCTGCGGAGGTGAAGCGTGAACCTCCCACAAGACGGCATCAAACTGCATCGCGGTAACTTCACCGCTATCGGTCAGCAGCTCCAGCCTTATTTGGAAGACGGCAAGTGCTTTCGCATGGTGCTTAAACCGTGGCGCGAGAGACGCAGTCTTTCCCAGAATGCACTCAGCCACATGTGGTACAGCGAAATCAGTGAATACCTCATCAGCAGGGGTAAAACGTTCGCCACTCCAGCTTGGGTAAAAGATGCTCTCAAACACACATATCTCGGTTATGAAACCAAAGACCTGGTTGATGTCGTAACCGGTGATATCACCACTATCCAGTCGTTACGCCATACCTCCGATCTTGATACCGGAGAGATGTATGTCTTCCTGTGTAAGGTTGAAGCCTGGGCGATGAATATTGGTTGCCATCTGACTATTCCGCAGAGCTGCGAGTTCCAGCAGCTCCGCGACAAGCAGGAGGCGTAATGGCTACACCGCTTATTCGTGTCATGAACGGACACATCTACAGAGTACCAAATCGTCGTAAGCGTAAACCTGAGCTGAAGCCATCCGAAATACCAACACTGCTCGGGTATACCGCCAGCCTGGTTGATAAAAAATGGTTGCGACTGGCAGCAAGGAGGAGTCATGGCTGATTTGAGAAAAGCAGCGCGTGGTCGGGAATGCCAGGTAAGAATCCCTGGCGTATGTAATGGCAACCCTGAAACGTCTGTACTGGCACATATCCGGCTGACTGGATTGTGCGGCACCGGTACCAAACCGCCAGACCTGATTGCCACCATTGCATGTTCTGCCTGCCACGACGAAATCGACCGCCGCACACATTTTGTCGATGCTGCATATGCAAAAGAATGCGCGCTGGAAGGTATGGCGAGAACACAGGTTATCTGGCTGAAAGAGGGGGTTATTAAGGCGTGAATACCTACAGCATCACATTACCCTGGCCTCCGAGCAATAATCGCTATTACCGCCATAATCGCGGGCGCACGCACGTCAGCGCAGAGGGGCAGGCATACCGCGATAACGTCGCCCGAATCATTAAAAACGCAATGCTGGATATCGGCCTGGCTATGCCTGTGAAAATCCGTATTGAGTGCCACATGCCGGATCGCCGTCGCCGTGACCTGGATAATCTGCAAAAAGCCGCTTTTGACGCACTCACTAAAGCAGGTTTCTGGCTAGATGATGCTCAGGTCGTTGATTACCGCGTTGTGAAGATGCCTGTTACCAAAGGTGGGAGGCTGGAACTGACCATCACCGAAATGGGGAATGAATGATGTTTGAGTTTAATATGGCAGAACTTCTTCGCCACCGCTGGGGGCGTCTGCGCTTATATCGTTTCCCCGGTTCTGTTTTGACCGATTACCGAATACTGAAGAATTACGCCAAAACCCTGACAGGAGCAGGAGTATGAAGTCAGAGATAACAATCAACTAATACTGTTTTGTTGATTTTTGCTTGTAATTGGCGTTCTGGTCTGATTTTTGTGGAGTAAGTTGATGCGTGATATTCAGATGGCTCTTGAGCGTTGGGGAGCGTGGGCGGCTAATAATCATGAAGATGTGACCTGGTCGTCCATTGCCGCCGGTTTTAAGGGATTAATTCCTTCAAAAGTAAAATCTCGCCCACAATGTTGTGACGATGACGCGATGAGCATTTGCGGGTGCATGGCCCGTCTGAAAAAGAACAACAGCGATTTGCACGATTTATTAGTAGATTATTATGTAGTCGGTATGACATTCATGTCACTGGCAGGTAAGCATTGCTGCTCTGATGGTTATATCGGGAAAAGGTTACAGAAGGCTGAGGGTATAATTGAAGGGATGTTAATGGCATTAGATATCCGGTTAGAGATGGATATCGTTGTTAATAACTCTAATTAATATGCCAATTGTTTACTAAAAATTATTAAAAATGGGGCGTTGAGACGCCCCCAAAAATAAAGGGTAATATATAACAGAAGGTTTATATAGTTAGAAGCAAGGTTGTGCTTCTAAAGGAAGTGGCTTGAGGGAGCCACTTATATGTTGGGGAGGGAACGCCTCCCGCAACATATCTTTTTCGTAATCAGATTAGAACTGGTAAACCAGACCTACAGCAACGATGTCATCAGTGCTTACACCGAGTGCTTTAGTGAAGTCATTTTTGTCAAGCAGGTTGATTTTGTAATCAACGAAAGTAGACATATTTTTGTTGAAGTAATAGGTTGCACCTACATCAACATATTTGACTAAGTCCTGATCGCCCCATACTCCAAGATCCTTACCTTTAGATTGCAGGTAAGCAACGGACGGACGCAGACCGAAATCGAACTGATATTGTGCAACAGCTTCGAAGTTTTGGGCTTTATTAGCAACGAAGTGATCAGCAAATACAGTCATATTCTGGGTTTCAGAATAGGTAGTGGCCAGGTAAATGTTGTTAGCGTCATATTTCAGACCTGCGGCCCAAACTTCTGCATTTTTACCGGAAGCAAATACTTCAGGAAGAACTTTCCCTGCATTAACTTGAGTGTCGGTACGATCAGATTTCGCATAAGTTGCACCGATACCGAATCCTTCGTATTCATAGGTAGCAGAGAAACCGAAGCCATCACCGTTACCTTCAGTGTAGTTATCGAAATCGCTACGATCGTTTTTGCCTTGGTACTGAGCAGCAAAGTTCAGACCATCAACCAGACCAAAGAAGTCGTTGTTACGATAGGTTGCAACACCAGTGGTGCGACCAGTCATGAACACATCTGTTTGGGTCCAGGTATCGCCACCGAATTCTGGCAGAACGTCAGTCCACGCACCGATGTCGTATGCTACACCGTAGTTACGGCCGTAATCGATGGAGCCGTAGTCACCGAATTTCAGGCCAGCGAAGGCAAGACGGGTTTTATCTTTGGAGGAACCTTGAGATTCAGCGCGGTTGCCTTTGAATTCATATTCCCACTGACCGAAACCAGTCAGTTGATCGTTGATTTGGGTTTCACCTTTGAAGCCAAGACGGGCATAAGTAGTATCACCATCATCTGCATCATTAGAGGAGAAGTAGTGCTTAGCATTAACTTTCCCGTACAGATCCAGCTTGTTACTGTCTTTATTATAAATTTCAGCTGCCTGAGCAGACATCGCCATCAGTACTGATGCAGCTACAGCAGAAATTGCCACTGTTAATTTTTTCATCGTGAGCCCTTTTTTTTGAACTATTATTAAAAAATGATGTCACTGCGCGATAAATATTCATCTAATCAATGTGATTATTTCAAGATGTAAGTTTTGGTTTCTCGTTTAATTTGTGAAGTAGATCTCTATTTTTATCTAAACTTTTTTCTATCGAATCCTATTCATGGCTCTTGGCTGAATAAAAATAAATCTATTAGCCAATTTATATTAATGGCTGTTATTTATAAGCGCTCTATAATTTGAAGGTTCAATTTAAACTGGCTAAAAATAACGCTGGAAATTATTTGTTGGTTATTTGTTGAGATTTGCTTATGTATTTGTAGTGGTGTTTTCAATACTCGGTAGCATTCTCGCAAATATCATTTAGTGGTTTACGTACGTAAAAAATTGGTTATGCTGTTAAGAGTGGTTACTTCGTCACACAGCTTAAACCCGCCGTCGAGCGGGTTTTTCCATTTTTTGAGTCTCGATATTAGCTGATAACCCAATACCTGAGTTATTCACTGACTCCGAGTCTGTTACGTTTCGTAGTATTCCCTCAATTTACACCCGCTTTGTCTGCGAGGTGGGGTTATGAAATCCATGGATAAGTTAACAACGGGTGTCGCCTATGGCACCTCAGCAGGTAGTGCCGGGTACTGGTTTTTACAGCTGCTCGATAAAGTCACGCCCTCACAGTGGGCAGCAATAGGTGTGCTGGGTAGCCTGGTATTTGGCCTGCTGACGTACCTGACAAACCTTTATTTCAAGATTAAAGAAGATAAGCGCAAGGCTGCGAGAGGTGAATAATGCCTCCATCATTACGAAAAGCTGTTGCTGCTGCTATTGGTGGCGGGGCTATTGCTATAGCATCTGTGTTAATCACTGGCCCAAGTGGTAACGATGGTCTGGAAGGTGTGAGACATAATCCTTACAAAGACATAGTTGGTGTATGGACTGTATGTTACGGGCATACAGGAAAAGACATCATTCCCGGTAAAACGTATACCGAAGCAGAGTGCAAAGCCCTCCTGAATAAAGACCTTGCCACTGTCGCCAGACAAATTAACCGGTACATCAAAGTCGATATACCGGAAACAACGCGCGGCGCTCTTTACTCGTTCGTCTACAACGTGGGTGCTGGCAATTTCAGAACATCGACGCTTCTTCGCAAAATAAACCAGGGTGATATTAAAGGCGCATGTGATCAGCTACGGCGCTGGACATACGCTGGCGGTAATCAATGGAAAGGACTGATGACTCGCCGTGAGATTGAGCGTGAAGTCTGTTTGTGGGGGAAACAATGAGCAGAGTAACCGCGATTATCTCCGCTCTGGTTATCTGCATCATCGTCTGCCTGTCATTGGCTGTTAATCATTACCGTGATAACGCAATCGCCTACAAAGAGCAGCGCGATAACAAGGCCAGTGAACTAGAGAAGGCGAACGCCACCATCGCTGACATGCGGAAGCGTCAACGTGATGTAGCAGAACTCGACGCAAGATACACAAAGGAGCTTGCTGATGCTAACGCGACTATCGAAAGTCTCCGTGCTGATGTTTCTGCTGGGCGTAAGCGCCTGCAAGTCGCCGCCACCTGTG